ATCTGGTCTGGGAGCCGCCTTAACCATAATAGCCTCGCATTCTCAAGAACCCTGTCTTTGTTTCCATCATAGGCTTCAATACACGCATCATAATACTCCTGTTCTGTTTTACAATCTTTTAAGATTTTATTAGCTTTTACTGGCCCGATTCCTCTAAGACCAATAATATTATCGGTACGATCACCGGTAAGGAGTTGACAATAAAAGTTATGTCGTCCTTCTTCCCCAGTGATGTAATACTTTTCTTTCTTTACAAAGTTATAGTGCCATCCGGGAACCTGATCAAAGTCTTTATCAATGGACACTATCCAGAAATTTCCTTGGGAGGCTTCGGTCGCAATGGAGTCATCAGCCTCTTGACCTGTGACGGTTTCTGCTCCGAGCCTTCCGAGATAGTCTCTGAGGGCTTCGTAGTGTCTGGGCCGCTTGAAGTCTTTTCTGTTTCCTTTGTATGGGGCTGTCTTTGCCACCATATATCGAAAATTCCCGGCTCCTGTGAGGTAGGCTTTGTAGTCATCGCAGTTTAGCTCCGTATAAACTATTTCAAACAACAGCTCCTTAGCTCTAGCAAAACAGATTTCCTCTGTTTCCTCTTCTGACGCAAACGCTACCCTGTATACGATAACGTCTGCGTCAATAAGAGCTATTTTAGGAAGCTCAAAGGGTATCATCGTCTTCCTGTTTTGCAGCAGGAATATATGTTTTAACCTCTGTTACGATAAGGTATGTCTTATCCTCTTTTTTGCTATGCAAGATCGTAGGAGAATTCCCTCTTTCAGCACTAAGCTTATGCTTGTAGGCAGCAACAACGGCTTCACACTTGGAACCGTTACCAAGGGTATCAACCGCTACCAGATTTCCTTCAGCATCTCGTGGCTTAAACAAGTATTTACTCTTGGCAACAATGAAGTTACCCATCGAGTCTTTGTGTTTGACACGAATGCCAAGACCGGTAAGTTTAACAACATCATCATCAGAGATGTTACCAATGGTGCATTCGTATCGGTCATTAGTTTTGCCAAACTTTTTATTGAATTCAGCCATCCATCTGTTCCAGAACAGCTCACCAGAGATTTTAACGGGCTTAAGATCGTTCATTTCAGTTCCTTTGAAAGTTAATAAAATGCCTGTCTTTCCAGACTGTCAATGTATAGACTTTTCTGTTGTATCCAACATAGAGTCTAAGTATTCAAGTGCAGCCAATAAAACTGAATACACTTGAACAACATCCAAATTATTAGTGTGCATTAAGCTAAAATGATCATTTTCTATATCAATTATGATTCTTGAATCAGGTATTTCCTCAATGGGTGTCTCGCCATGACTTTCCATATTTGTATTCTCCGTCCAAAGGACACCGTAGTTTAAAATGTTTTCCTGCTTCCACAATGCTATCCTTGGCTGCGTTACCTGCCATGTCAGCATAGACTTCAGGACACTCGAATTGTAACTCATCATGGACATTGGCAACCAGCTTCACAGGCCACCTGTATTTCTTGATTTTACCATGAAATATGACCAATGCCTGTTTCATCACGATAGCGCCTGCTCCCTGAAGTAAGCTATTAAGTGCTGCGTGTTCAGATCTGACCCATATCTTTCTACCATCAAGCCCCGGTACATAGCCCTTGCTTGCATAGAGGGCAACTTTATTACGTAGAACCTGCAACGAGGGAGTCGCTTCAAGAAAGGAATTAATAAGCCGCTCACCTTCCCTAGCGCCACCTCCAACAATAGCACCGATCTTTGACGGCCCCGCACCATAGAGGAAGGCATAGATGAATGTCTTCGCCTGATCCCTTGTTTGTAAACCAGCTGCTTTCTGGTTCTTCGTATGGACATCCGTGCCATCTTTCGAGCTTCCCTCGGTGACAGTTTTGACATAATCATTATCCTTCATATAATGAGCAAGCATACGTAGCTCAAGACCGCTAGCGTCACAACCAACCAGTACATTATCATCTTCTACCGTCCAACATTGTCTGCATTCTGGGCCATACAAGCTCCCAGCGTTAGGGATCTGTGCCATGTTAGGACTAGAGTGAGTCATACGCCCTGTTACGGCTCCGTTAGTGATTACCTTACCGTGTACCCTACCATCTTCACCGAGAGCCTCAATCCAGCTTTCCACCTGAGCGATTCTCTTTTGTAGCAAGAGATATTCTGCAATTGTTTTAGCCTCAGGAATAGACAAATCCATAAGAACAGATTCATCTACGATGGGTTGATTTGTCTCAGTAAACTTCTTTGGCTTCCACCCTAGCTCAATCAGCTTTTCTCCGATCTGCTTTCTGCTTCCGGGATTAAAAGTGATGATTTCATCCTTGAGTCGCTTTCCTGTCTTTTCTGAGATTCGCTCTTTTGTGACAGGAGGCCATCTCTGTTGCATCTGTTCATATATTCCTGCCATCTTTGTCTTGAGGTCAGTAAGTAGCAAGGTTGCATAAACTGTATCGAGTTTGAATCCGTTCCGTTCCTGTTGAGCGATAATGCTTGCTACTTTGTGTTCTAGCTCTAATGATTCCTCAGAGAATTCTTTAGCTGCTAGTTGTTCAGTGATGTGCCTGTAAGCCAAAACAAGAACATCGACATCACGCACACAATAGTGTTCCAGCAACGATTGAATAGGTGCATCAAAGCATTCATTGGGATACTCTTCCTTCCGATCCATCATCCATTGCCAAACAGCCTTGTAGTTAATCTTTGGAATACCTAGCTGCTTTCCGTAGCTTTCCAAGCTGTGTCCGTTCTCTCTCGTTGGCTCTAATAGCCTGCTTGCTACTAATGTGTCGAATACACTCTTCAGCTTGATCTGCGTGTTCCATAACCTGTTCAGGTGATAGAAATCGAAGGCTATCCCATTGTGAGCTATCAGGAGTGTAGCCTTGTTTAGATAGTCGTTTAGACCATTTGGATTGTTCCATGTTAATGTTTCTCCTGTGTCAATGTCTTTAGTTACGCATAGATAAATCTGATTGTGTTTCAGATTCGTTTCTATGTCGAGTGCAATTCTCATGATCTTCTTTCAAGGTTTCGTATGCGTGTATAAGCTCGTGATACCGAGATTGTAGCTCAAAATACTTGTCTTCCAAGCTGACAAGCCTTCCGATGATCTGTTCAAGGTCTAGCATCTTTTTCCTTATTGCAGCGTATCTCTGCTCGTAACTCAGCCGGGTTGAGGGTTCTTGTGTACTCGTAATTCCTGTTGGTGTACCAGTAAAGAGATGCAAGAACAGCACAGATTATACCAAAAGATGTAAACCCAGCATGAAGAAAATTAAATACTTTATTCCAGTCCATGATGTTAAATAAATGAATCAATGTTTACAGGGATACAAGTACCACTAACAAAAGGCTTCACCTCTGGTGGCATATCACTGATGCCCTTCTTAATAGCCTCCTCGCATTTAGCTTTATCCTGCATTGGCTTAGTGTAACCAAACTCACAGGTGCTTATGCACACTGCAAGGATTGCTATGTAGATGGTCATGTGTTCTTCTCTTTCTTATAAATATACGCCAGCAGTTTACGTAGGTAGTCTGCTTCGCTATAGTCCATACAGATATAGTTATCTTGCATGGTATTACTATATGACGGGAAGTACGCAATGTATCCATTACCAGTGTCTTTGATTTCGCACAGCGTATCAACCCCCGGAGTATAACCACCGCCTGCTTTTAGAACATAGCTGTCACCCTCGTCATCATCAATGATACGCTCAACCATACCATCTTCTTCAAACACCTCACCATTTTCAGCGCTTTCCTTTTTAGACTCCTCTAGCAACTCACGAGAGAAGGCAAGAACAGCCATGTGCTTACGCCACAAAGCAAGAATTTGAGATTCATTCATTTGATAAGCCTCCATAATCCAATCTGAGCAAGGGCGTATCCAGTCCACACAAGGCCGTTATCAATATCACCCTTGTAAAACCTTAAAGCCCCAACTATAGCGTATCCCACGCCGGTGGCTCCGACAATAAAATGTTCAATCATCATTTTCTTCCTCATCATCTTCATCAAAGATTTCATCATCGTCATCATCTTCATCAACACCAAAGATTGCATCCCAGCGTTTATCGTACTCTTCCTGAGTTACGCTAAATGGTCTAGGACTGCTGCCTTTACCGCCATCTGAGTAGTTCATAGTCCCTCCAAAAGAATTTCTGTCATGCGTCCTGTTGTTGTATCATATTTTAGATCACAAGCAGGGCCAGTCATGCCACTATAGCGATTCTTCGCCACAGCTACCTTTGTGGTGTGTCTTTCATTTGGATCTGAACTCATGGAGTTACGCTCAAGTGTGATCACAGCGTCTGACAACTGAGCGATACCACCAGACCCACGCAACTGAGACAACGACACAGCCTGCCCATCCTCATGCCCCATGTTACCGTTAGGTCTCTTGAGATGAGAGACAACGATAAGTGTGATCTCTAGCTCCTGCACAAGTGTACGTAGCTCTGTCATGAATGAATCAATAGCTTTTCTCTCATCGTTATTATCTTGCCCGGATATGATAATTGAAAGATGGTCTAGGAAAATGATTTTACAATCAAGACCCTTAACCAAGTGTCTTATGCGATTAATAATTTTATCCGATGCTGTGCTTCCAAAGTGATCAAACAGGAAGATACGATCTTTCCCCAGTGTCTGCTTAAACGCATCGTTAAGCTCCTCTACGGATACTTTGGTGTCTGGTAGGTGCAATGGTTTATTAGCTTGCAAGCTCATGATGCTTCTGGCTGTTTTCTTGATAGATTCCTCCAAAAACAATCCACCGATATTCCAGTCAGTAGTTTTCAGGATATGGAACAGAATCTCCCTGAGAAACTGGCTTTTACCCAGCCCAGATCCAGCCGTGACTGTAATCAACTCTGCTGGCCTGAACCCATAAAGTAACCCATTTAAGCCCATAAATGGATATTGAGCCTCTGCCGGTAGCTCTGGTGTACTGACAAGTTCCCACAGGCTACTGGCAGCTACGATTCCGTCAGGAACGTATGTCTCAGCAGACCACCATGAAGAGACAAACTCTGCTGTTTTATCGTTTAAAAGATAATCACAAGCATCCTTCTGGTCTTTTAGATGCTTTACCACCTTGACTTTAGAGCCGAACAATTCAGCAACTTCTTCAGCAGCTTGCTTTCCCGGTTCATCAGCATCAAAACAAACAACAATGGTGTCGAATGAGTTCAGCCAGTCATAGCTTGCTTTACAGTCCTTAGCGGCACTCTTAGCACCGTTCCTGATTGACACCACAGGCCACTTGCTACCAAGCATCTGAAAAGCCGCCAGTGCGTCTAATTCGCCCTCTACCAAGGTGATGTACTTACCACCCTTGGTGAACAAGGATTGACCAAATAAAACAGCCTGAGACCATAGACCCTCGACATGGAACGATTTATTGGGGACAGAACGAACCTTAGATGCCACATAGCGTCCAGACTCGTCTGTGTAAGGATAGATGTG